CCAGCCGCTCTTCATTCTCGCGTAGCGTTCTTTTCGTCACTCGGAGCAGGTATTCCTGAGCATGTTTATGCAGTCCCATCTCGATAGTGGTCTGTAAATCTTGATCTCGAAAAGGTGATAACAGGTAGCCATCGGGATTTGCAACTTTGACCTGTTGTAAAATGCTTTCTTGAAGATGGGGGATGAGGAATATTACCGGGATATTGTAAATCTTTTGGATGTGTGCGGCTGTTTCCATGCCCATTAACTGATCTGCGAGCAGGATGTCAATAAGCACAATATCCGGAGAATACTCGGCGATAGCCTGGAGTGCCGTCTCGCCGCTAGAGGTGTAAACGGACACGGCATAGCCCATTGCCTCTAACATTATTTTTAGTCTTAGGGCTATGCTTTCTTCTTCAACGATCAGGACATTTAGGCGCTTTAAGTTATCCTCCCGATTATCAATCCTAAAATGATCTTGGAGTGGTGAATTCACCCAACCGAAGCCATTTCAGAGGAGCAGCATGTTCTTTAAAGTTTAGCTTATTTTCTAATTCGTGTCGAGGTGTTTTCAACCTTCGTATTATTGACCATCACTGGACAACATTCCTTTTCCACAATAGCCAAAACCCCAATCCCTGGTGGTTTCTTTATAGGCAGAAATGGACTTGGACCTGGATCTCTTCAGATGAGCCTATATTTCCATGCATTTGCATTAGTTCTGCACTACCACTGCATCCAAAAGGTCGACAGGCGAAAATTGATCATAAAACACCTAGATAAATACAAAACGGGAGATTCTTTATATAATCTCCCGTTTTTAGTGGGGTGCCTGATGGGGGTCGAACCCACAACCACTTGATCCACAGGGAAGGTAGAGGGGTGAGGGTCGCACCGGCACGGGTGGGGGTATGAGGCGTATTAGACCACTAGATATGGCGGTATGAACGAAAAGCGGTTGTTGGTGTTAATGTGTTCTACACTAAAATAGAATCAATTCTTGTGCAGGAATCGGCAAAAGGTTGAGTGGATTCCTGGTTATATCAATAAATTTTTCGATATACAAATACAAAACAATAAAGACCAAGAGGACACCCAGAATGATCAAAACCTTAAAAACTGGGTGGAGTTGCTTCGCGAATGTACGCCCGCAATTTGGGCAGGTAACAGCACTGTCGTCAAGTTCGTGATCGCAAGTTGGACATTTCTTCATGATTCACCCTCATGACCAGGACAACCTGGTCTTTTTTTTTATTCCTCGCTCAGTATGTTGTTGCCTAAATCCAGATAGCGGGCGCGCTGCTCAGCGGTCATCTTAGAGATTCTATCCAAGAATTCATAAATTCGATCATCTTGATACGGGTTTGGGATGCCGAGAACATCATAGACTTCAGGGCCGAATTTGGCGACAAGTTTGGTGATGGTCTCGTGGCGCTTGGGAATGGAACCGTTCATCCAGGATGACATTGCCTGTTGTTTTACGCCGATAAAATCTGCAAAGTCAGATACTGAGCGGTTTCTACCAACAGCTTCCCCGCGCCATTTTACATATTTTTTGGTGATCCAGGTTTGAAAATCCATCGGATTGATTATAGCAGTTTTCATCACAACCCTTGACAACTCACTGTTAATCGGTATAATACTGACTATCGGTAAATAACAGATAATCAGTAGGAGTATTTGTGACTATCCCAACGATCGTAAAAAAGTACCGCAGTGAAAAAAGCTTGCGCATTTTTGCGGGGGAAATCTCCGAAAATCTCCCCGAGCCAATCAGCTATCAAAGTATTAAAAATTGGGAAGACGGGGCAACACGACCTGCGTACCACTTGATGATAGCTATTGCGTTGCATTATCAAGACTGGCGGCGAGACATGGCATTAGAAATCCTCGGGGTGATTAACCCCGAGTGGGCGAGGGAATTTGACCCAAGCGCGTTATCGCTAAACATAAATCTAAAGAGGCGATGATCATGAAATTTTCAGTCAGCGAGATCAACGACGTATGTTTTGCATTAGAAAAAGCCAGCAACAAGATGATCAACAACGATCAGCTTGAGATCAACGCGCCCGACATACTGAGCGCACTTTGCCAGATCGTCACCGAGGGTGCGGAGCCAGAGATTGTCGCTTACATGACTCAGACCATCAATAACTGGAAGGTGGAAAATGAACAAGCGTGAGTGCGGACAAAGCGTAATGGAATTTGTTGGGGTCAGTTTTTTAATCATCGTTGTTTTTTTTATTCTGCTGGCACTCATGCCTCAAGATGTGGCCAATAGCATCAAGGACGTGATTGCAGCCATCAAATATGGCGACCTGAGCCTGGTGGACCACGCACAAACATCGCACGCCGAGCAAACCTGGAATGCAACGACCATCCAGACATACTTTGATGAATATTGCGATCCATATCAATGCGACCGGGGAAACGGCACGGCGGTAGCTTTTTGTGAGGCGCCCGATTCCCCCGGCAAATCTGTAGGTTTGGTGATCAATACGATTACTCACAGCATTATCACCGGCTTCAAAGCCACGACGGGATATTGGGAGGGGCAATGTCCATAAATCTATTCACATTCAACAGGATACATCCAAAATGATACAGATCTCAATCCGGCTTAATTCAAGCACGATTTTGGCGGTATTTGGGATGCTGGTCTTATTTGGCATCCTCTACAACCTGCTTGTTGGTTGGCTTGAGCGCAAAGGTTATCACGAGGGCTATGTGGCATTTCTTGTAGCATTCGGCGTTTTAATAACTCTCTGCGGTGTGAGCTTAATCTCGTGGCAGGCAAGCATGCTCGTGCTAATTGGTTTTATTGCATCCGGCCTGCCGATGATTTTAGGCTCAGTATACCGGCACGTCCGTCGTCGTGAGAAAGACTTGCTGAGTGCAATCCATGACATTACCCAGGGAATGGCCGAATAATTCCAAAGAGGCCAGAGACCGCAGCGCGGAAGAAGCCGCCAAGGCACTGCGTATAGTCTCCCCGCTGCTTACCGAGCAGATGACCAGAGAACAGGAGGTAATCAGAATCGCAATTGTAATCAACTGCTTACAAACTATCCTGCGCTTTCTTGAAAGAGAAGGCGCACAAACAAAACCAAACTAAAAAGAGTAAAAGGAAAAAAATTATGACTACCCAAGCAACACCTGTAACACCTGCAACTGATCCCTGGGCTCGTGCGATGAACCCGCCCCCGCCACCCCCGACCGAAATCTTCGGGAAATGCGTGATCAATGTCTGGCTGTGCGCACTGGTCAAGGGCCAGGGCAAAGTGCCTTATGAGGCCGGGCAGCTGGACCCAAACACGGGCAAAGAACTGCGCCCGCTGACAGCGATCGAAGTGGCCGTGCACAAGCTGGACGAACAACCCGACGAACAGCCGCTTTACCGCCAGTATATTGCCGAGTTCGGCGAGTGGCCCGACCTGGTGCTGCCGAACCTGCGTGAGATCGGGTTGGAGGATCTGAAGTCGCTCAACAACTCATTCGTACACGCGCAGCTCGTGGCCACCGGGCAAAAATACACCAACAAAAACGGCGAAGAGCGCGACTCAACCACGTTCAAGTTTTTGAAGATCTTCAAGGACGAAGCCGAGTGTCGGGGCGCAAGTCAGACAGGCGCGACTGCGCCAGCAGCCAACCCAGCACCTGCAGCTGCAGCATCGGACAACGGAAATAAAGAAAGGGAAACTGCTCTCAAGTTTCTAACGCCTTATGTCCGCAATGCAGTCCGCGCCGGCGGCGGCGATCTCGAGAAGATCCAGGCAAGTCTCGGCACTGCAATCGCCGGCCAGGCACTTCTGGCAAAGTACTTCACGATCGACTCGGAAGAAGTTGTCGATCTGATCACCCAGGAGCTAAGTAAATGATCATGCAGGCAGTAAGTCTGCCCGATATCAACTTACTGCTCGTGCACGTACCCGAAGCTGAGTATCTCTCTTGGGATGATTTGGTCAAACTTGCTACTGAGCGCAACCTGCAGGCTGCCAATGATCTATTGAGCGATGCACAGTCCATGCTCAACCTCGAGGCGGGTGCGATCGCAGCCTGCAGACCCGAGGTAACGGTGCTACGGAGAGTCGCGGAGATGATCGATGCTGAAAAGGGCACGTATCCCCGACTCAAAAACGATATCGATGCCATCGTCGCCTTACTCAGGCAGGCAGCTGGCACCTAGGAGGTGACTCTCTCCACCCATGAGCTTGACAGGCTAATCTCCTTCTCCAGCCTGGCAGGCTCAACGGTGGAGAGATGAGCGCCTCCACTATTCTCCTCAAAAGGCCCTGGTGAAAGCCAGGGCCAAGATACAAAGGCAAAATGACAATAACTGCAGCGGATAAATTTTGGTCAAGAATTAACAAGTCCGGAGAATGTTGGATTTGGACGGGTCCGAAGGTTGGTCGCGGATATGGAAAGGTTTGGTTTCAGGGAAGAACTCAACGGGCGCATCGCGTTTCATGGATTCTAACTAATGGCCCCATACCTGAAGGTCTGTATGTTTGTCATCATTGTGACAATCGTGGATGTGTTAGACCTGAGCATTTATTTTTGGGAACAGCCTTAGATAATAACCGTGATATGGCCAGGAAAAAAAGGAGTGCATTAGGTGACCGTAATGGATATAGAAAACATCCTGAAAAATATCCAAAGGGAGATCAACATTATAGCCGAACCAATCCTGAAAAATTGGCACGTGGGCCTCGTAAAAATAAGGAAGGATTCAAAAGAGGTGAGTGTAATCCACTCGCAAAATTAACTGAAGAAAATGTCAGACATATACGCAATAAATATTGTCCAGGGAAAACAACTTCTTACGATCTAGCTAAAGAATTCAATGTCTCCCCAACCACCATACAGGCAATCCTAAAACATAAAACTTGGAGACACATCTAATGAGCGTGACAGCTATAGTCGTGGATTCAAGAGAACCTAAATACATCCAAGATATGAACTTTGGTGGCGTTCCGACCACAATCATGATGCTTGATTCCGGAGACCTGCAGGCAGTATGCGATGATGGCTGTATCCTGACCATCGAGCGTAAGACACCAGATGATCTACTCAACACATTACGTGACGAGAGGTTATTCCCGCAGCTTGCCCACCTCGTGCAACCGAGACTTGACGAACAGGCAAACTCGCTCAGTATAACCTCGTGGCCCTATTTGATGATCACCGGCGAGCTGCGACGTGGTCCAAATGGCAAAGTGATCACACAGGATCGTGGTCTTACCGGCTGGGACTGGGATGCCGTGCAAGGTGCACTATTAACTGCCCAAGAAATGGGGGTAATGATAATTCTCTGCGGCGAGACCGATTATGAGCAGGCAATCTTAAGACTTGGCAAACGCTCACGGGGCGAGTTAAGACTCTTACCACCAAGAGTCCCTAACATCCTTGGCCCGCAAGCGGCATTGCTTACCACCCTGCCTGGTATTGGCATAGAGAGTACCATGCGGATCCTCGAATGGGCGGGTGGGCATTTAGGCCACGCACTAAGCGGGCTTACGGATCTATCTATTGAAAACGCGCCGGTGGGCATGGCAACACGGCGTAAAATCCGCGGCGTGTTCGGTCTAAGGACCGCCGAACAATTCGAAACCATACTCAACATCAACGACGATGAAGTGTTTGATGTTTTAGAAAAATCACAAGGAGCATAATTATGTTTAAGACTGCATCAAGAAATCAATCCAAACTACGTATGACCATCGACGGCCCGGCAGGATCAGGCAAAACCTACACGGCGCTGCGATTTGCACACGTGCTGGCCAACGGCGGGAAGATCGCCTTTATCGATACCGAGCGGGGAAGCGCATCGAAATATGTTGGGGAGGCACCGGATGACGGCATCCCGTGGCAGTTTGACGTGGTCAACCTGACTAACTTCAGCCCGGACCGTTATACCGAGCTGATCGAACTCGCCGGCAAGTCTGGCTACTCAGTATTGGTAATCGACAGTCTGTCCCATGCGTGGGAGGGTGTAGGCGGGGCGCTGGAGATCAAAGACAAAGCGAGCGCGGCGGGGAAGAACAACGACTACACCGCCTGGCGGAAAGTGACACCATTGCACAACCGGATGGTAGACGCAATTCTACAATCTCCCTGTCACATCATTACTACCATGCGCAGCCGCATGGATTATGTGCAAGATGTCAATGAATTCGGTAAAGTCACTGGTATCCGCAAGATTGGGATGGCGCCGATTCAGAGGCCGGGAATGGAATATGAAATGGATATTGTGTGCGATATGGACTGGTCGCACATCATGACGGTCAGCAAGTCGCGTTGCAGTGCGGTCGCTGATATGAAAGTCGAGAAGCCAGGCCCGGCGTTTATGACGAAAGTGACCGAATGGCTAGAGAGTGCCACTTCTACCGAGCAGCCCACGCAAGTATTTGTTCCTGTGGCTACACAAGCCAATCCGGTGATTACGCTGGATGATTTGATGGCTCGGTATTCAGTAGAAGACATCATGTCTGCCAACGGCGGGCAGATTCCTGCAAGCGATGAAGAAGTGGCGGCGATTGCAGAGCTACTAAAGGCAGCCTAATATGACCTTTGGCAGTTGGCTACGAGAATATTTAGCATCACAGAGAATCGCCGCGAACATCCACCAGTATCTGATTGGTGCTAACGAGTTCTATTCGCTCATCATGGCTGCGGCCAGGTTTGCAGACACAGACAACTTTGACAAGCTCGAGGAAGCATTCCCCGAGGTCATTCAAGAACTTAAGGCCCGCTACAACGCGCCAGGCGGCGCGCTTGACCAACAAGAAAGGGAGATCGTAGAACGATGGAACCAGGAATAAATCACCTTTCATACTCAAGCATCACCATGTGGCTTTCTTGCCCGGCAAGTTGGAAGTTTAAGTATGTCGATAAAATCCAAACTATCGCCACACCGGCATTAACTTTTGGATCCGCCATCCACACGGCGGTTGAGCAGTATTTAGTGCGCGAGGACAAAAACTTAAAACCTACCGACTTCTGGTCACCCGCGTGGGCAGCTGCATTGGAAAAGCAACCTACCAACTGGGGCGAGGACACACCCGAGCAGCATTTCAACGAGGGCGTAAGGATTTTGAGCAATGAACAAATAATCTACAATCTCAACACGCTGACTGCGGTCAAGATCGAGGAGATGATCACCCTGCGTGTGCCTGGTGTTCCCATCCCAATTATCGGCTATATCGATATCCAAACCCAAGACGGTGTGCCGGGTGATTTTAAGACCAGCGCACGCAGTTGGACAGCCGATAAAGCTCAGGCGGAGACGCAAAGCTTGTTTTATTTGGCAGCTCTTAACCAGGATGGCAGAACAGTCGATGGCTGGCGTTTTCGTCACTATATCATCGTCAAGACCAAAACTCCCCAGTGGCAAATGTTTGAACACACCCATAAACCCGCTGAGGTCTTCTGGTTGTTTGGGATGATCCAGAAGGTGTGGCTCGGTATTAGTGCGGGCGTGTTCCCGGAAAGTCCGGTGAGTTGGAAATGCAGCGAGGTTTTCTGTGATTATTGGAAAATCTGTAGAGGGAAGTATTTAAAATGATCGAGTTGTCTGCCGAAAACATAAACAATTTTTGGAATAAGGTAGGTAAAGATTCATCTAATGATTGCTGGCCGTGGACTGGTGCAATACATAATCCTGGATACGGAAAAGCCAGTATTGGTCATCAAAAATCTATTGGTGCCCATCGAGTATCTTATATTCTTGCATATGGGCAAATTCCTGATGGTTTGTTTGTCTGCCATCGATGTGATAACCGTGCTTGTGTAAATCCGAATCATTTGTTTTTGGGAACACCTTCCGACAACACGCATGATATGGATACAAAAGGACGGAGGATAACACCTGATCATCATGGTGAAAATAATCCAGCAGCAAAAATCAACTCAGAGATTGCACAGATTATTCGTAAGCGATACAACGCCGGCGGTGTGACTATGAAGCAACTCGGGAAAGAGTTTGGTATTACGGGCGCTCAAGTCAGACATATAGTCAGAGGTTTTCATTGGAGTACAGTCTCATGAACCTGCTCGAAGCACTCCAAAGTCTGCTACGTGGCGGCGCTCCTAAAGGACACAAAGACGCCTGGACAGGTGCACTCTTTCACCGGCCAACACAGCAGCGCCGGCATGGGCTGCGACACCGGCCATACACGAAAGCACCGTTATTGGGTGAATCCAAGAAACGCCGCAAGATGGCGGCCATGAGCCGCAAGATCAACAGGAAATAATTATAAGAGCATCGGCGGTGAAGTTGGCGCAAGGACAAGCCGAGGGCACGTCCTAGAGTGCCCGTCAACAATGGGAATTAACCCAAGTCGGAGTAAGGTTGTCTGCATCTAGGTGTAGACATTGCGCACCCAACTTGCTAGTGGTGGCAGCACCGGCAGCCTTGTCGGCAAAAAGCGAAATCGGAGACGCACTGATCCTTGCCAGCCAGCCAACAAGTGACGCGATAAGTACTCCGGCTAGGGTACATGTGCTTGTATCTGATATCGAGTAGTCACAGAAAAAGGGACGCCGAAAGGTTAGGCTTTATCCGTGGGAGAGTGTAACCCAGAAAAGGCCAATAAATGACTAGTGTAATTATGGAGAGTGAGCAAATGTGGGTCTTTGTCGCAATTTTAGCAGCGCTCTGCGTTGTAAAGAGACTGATAACGGGAAAGTGGTGAGTTGATGAGCTACCAAAAGGCAAGCGTGCAACCGGCTGGAGAGGGGTGAAGGGAGGAAGTGATGAAGTTCAAATGGATCCGGTCGAAGTTTGTGTGCCTGCCAGAGGGATTGGGAATCCTATTCTACAGCTGGGGCGTGCGGGTGCTGCTGTTGAAATGGAATTTGGTGATCAGGAGGAAGCGATAAGCGATGAAGGCTAAAGATTACGCGGCGATGATCGACGTGAGCACGGATAAGGCGATCCTGCAGAGCGCGACGGATATGGCAGGCCGGTTCCGGAATGAGACGGTGGATTTGATGAGGAAGCGAGGGGATCAAACTATCACTATCGATTCTGCAGTAGGGGTGCTGAACGAGCAGGATCTGAAGTGGATCGCCGTCTGTCACATTCTGGAAACAAAGTGCGGGCAGAAGGTGCTGAAGAAAACAGGTTTTCGGGAGATGATCAGAGAAATCACACCGTTTTGCCTGACGTTCTGGACGCCTGCGCCGGTGAGAGAGGATTGAGAGGAGATTGTCCTATGGATAAACAGCTAGAGTTAATCATTAGAAAGGCCGCTGAGCTTGGTAAACGGGCTAATGTCCCAACTCAGCTGAGACCGGCAGAGATCGGGGCGCTTCTCAAAGAGATCGATAATTTGAGGAAGATGCTAGAGTCAACCGTCGAGGCCCTCATAGATACAAACGATGCCATGTTTAGCTGCGATGCAGTATGGATGCATAGCGCCTTTGATGTAGCGAAAAAGGCGATTCTTGAGGCGAAGAAGGTGTTGCATGGGCACGTCTAACTATCAGTGGGCATTCGTGTTGGCGCTGGTGATCATGGCAGCAGTAACCCTGTTCGGCCCGGTTATCTGGATCGTCAGGCAGATCATCCAGCTCGCCAGGCGGATGAAGCGTTGGATCAGAAAGGAGTGAGAATGTCATTCATACCTGATACACCTAAAGACAGCAAACAAGTACCATACTACGAGAACGCGTCCAAGGAAGATGGCTGGCGCGGTCAGGCTACAGACAAATCAATTGCTACACTGAAGTCTGAAATCACTATGGCAGTCAGCCGGCTTGGAGCTATGGTCATAAGTTTTCAAAGTGGTACATTCGAGAGCGACCAGGGCAGTCGTGATGGTTTTCAGGTCAAATACTCGGTAGAGAGTGACGATGGGCGCCTGATCTATGGACGCATTGACATTGCCGCTCTACCTATTGACCCTAATATAAACTGGCACAGGGCAGACAAGAACAAGCACAAGGATGGCTCGATTAGAATGGCACTCTTTATGCTGCGTGACGCGCTGGACGGTACGTGGTTTCTACAGCAGTTATCCCCCGGCTATTCTGCACTCGTGCCGTTCATGCTCGGCCCAGGCGGAAAAACTATCTCAGAGCTGTGGGCGAATGGCCCGATGAGTAGGCTGTTGCCCCCAGGTAGTCCAGAAGATTTCACCGTAATAGAAGGGGAAATAGTCGATGTTATCCAGAACAAGGAAGGTGAGTGATGTCAGTTTATGTAGACAAAGCCAAGAATCAATATGGGCGCATGTTTATGTGCCACATGGTCGCCGATACACTAGACGAACTGCATAACATGGCAGACCAAATCGGAATAAAGCGTAGATGGTTTCAGAACTCAGGCTCAATGCCCCATTATGATATTTGCCAGGCCAAGAAACAAGAAGCTATAAGGTTGGGCGCAAAAGAGATTGAAAGCATAGAACTTGTTGCGCTGATGCGACAGTGGAGAGAGAGAAAGGATTGTTCCCGATGAAAGACATCTTATTATTCCCGCTACGCTTGTTGCTATGGATCATCCACGAGATATTCGGGAGGCCGATGTGAAGATTAAGATTGATGCAATCCACCCCAACCCGCAGCAACCACGGTCGATCAACCCGGAAAAGTTAGAGAACCTGACCGAGAGTATCCGACAAGTGGGGCTAATCAACCCAATCGCCGTCGAAGATAACGGGGACGCAACTTACACCCTTATCGATGGTGAGCACCGCTGGCGGGCATGTAAGGCGGCAGGTTTAACCGAGATCGAAGCATACGTGAAATCGGGACGTAACGGGAATGGCGAGCAGCTCCGACTTGCCGAGTCAATCTCTGCGAACATGCAGAGATCAGATATGAACGTGATCGAGCAGGCGAAGGCAATACAAGACCTGTTCGATACAGGATACACATTGATCGAAGTGATGAAAATCACCGGCCTCTCTCAATCCGTGGTCAGGCTGCGACTAGAGCTGCTTGAATTCAGCCCGGTTATTCAAGATTTATTCGCGAACCAAAGGCTGCCGATGTCCACCAGGATAATATTCGCGATCAAGCGCATGCCGCGAGATGAGACAACCGACCGGCTTTTACTGAGGTTTGCGGCGCGCAATATGACTGAGGGGAAAATTCTTATGCAGTTCACGTTGATAGAGCATGGTACGCGTACGGGGAAAAGAAAACACGCACAACTCGACCCACAGCAGAGCTGCGAGGGTGCGCTCAGTATGACGGGTAGTAAAAACGTGCCGGAATTCCTGAAAACCAACGTCAGCGCCGTGTGCGAGCGCTGCGGGATGAACTCGCGGGAGATCTGCCGCAACTGCCCGATGACTGACCTGGTGGATCACTGGAAGTGATGGTGGTGCAACATGAAACTGCTCAGAAAACTTATCTTCAAGATCAGGATTTGGAACACAGGATGGAATCCATTCTACTCGCCGTCTCTTGCTTTACTGCACATGATTAAAGTGATGAATGAAGACATAATCCGCAAAATCGATGAGGGCATTGTTTATGGCAACTATCACACTCGAAAATAATAGCCTTGTCTTACAGTGTCGCTATGACGCCGGACTGGTCGCAGCACTCAAAACCGCCATCCCTTATACCGAGCGGCGATTTGACCCAGCACGTAAAGTCTGGGTGACCACGCCTAATCACGCTAAACTACTCGCAGAGCTTATTACTCAGTATCTTGGCGAGATGGCGTTTGTGCCGGATGTGCAAATTAGACAAGAGGATGCAACGCTAGAAATTCTTGACGTTAGATATATTGGAGCTTGCAAAGAACGCGGGCAAGGAATCTCTATAGCTTATGGATGGAGTAACGAGGATTGGACTGTTGTATTTCCGGAGGATGTACTACGGATTTGGTTTGAAGGTATAGATATGTCAGGCAAAGCAAATCATAACACTACCCTTTATGGTCTGCTTGGCGCGAAACAGGGAATAAGCCAGGACGATATAAAAACAGCCTATCGACGCATGGCTAAAATTTGGCATCCTGATATTTCAAAAGAACCCGATGCTACCGAAAGATTTAAGCGGATCAACGAAGCATTTGAAGTATTAAGTAACCCATTACATAGAGCAAAATATGACGCTGGATTAATTCTGGAAAACTCTATAAGGGAACAACAAACCTCTGATTTCGCGCAAGAATACCGCGCTCCTTTAAAGTGTGGCCTGATTCTTGTTGAAGCACAGCGGAAATTGGGAAGATTCCATGCACTTAAAATCGTTTCTTGGAATGACATTATTAATTCATCTGGACAAATGTTAGTCAGTTCTTGGCCGTTTGGCGCATCTATTCCCGTGGAAAAATGGATTTAGCATGTGGTATAATTTGACTTGTCGAGATGAACAGAACACCAGGGCGCTTTGTTTTGAAGCTGCCGGAATCTCACAATCGCATATTGTGGGCAGAGTGCCCTCCATTAGTAGGATTCGTCCTGGCTGTTCATCTCGACAATGGCAGCAAACTAGTGGAGGGCATTTTGCTGTGACAACGAAAATTTGTACTAAATGTGGGCAAGAAAAAGGTTTAGACGAGTTTCAAAAAGACAAAAATGGAAAAAATGGGTATCGTGCACAATGCAGGATATGTAGGAGAGAAACAAGAATAAAGTGGGATCAACAAAACGCTGAACATGTAAAAGACTACCACAAGAAATATAATGCTAGGCGGTGGGAAAATGATCGTGACTACATGTCTGAGAAGAACCGTAGGTGGTCAAGGGAAAACAAACTACGGCGAAACGAGGCTCGGCGTAGAAGACAAGCCAAGATATTAGGAAGCACGGTTGAAAAAGTTGATTATTCAGCAATATTAAAACGCGATAATTCAATCTGTCACATTTGCGGTAAGAAAGTCAGAAAAAACGAATTATCGTTCGATCATCTAATCCCAATAGCCTTAGGCGGACCTCATGTAATTAATAATATACGCGTGGCACACAGGTCATGTAATTGCAGACGTGGCCCAGGGCGATTACCAGCACAATTATTGCTTGACATTAAGGAGAAGCATGAATAATTCTATTATTACAGGCAGCTTGGGTGCAATTGCTAAGCAATCAGGCAAGTCAATCGCAGAGACATTTATGAGCTGCGATGTAATTATCTTAACTGATTCTAGTGGCAGCATGTCGAGTGAGGATAGCCGCGGCGGGCAATCACGTTATAACGTGGCATGTGAAGAATTAAAAAATCTCCAAAACAGCCTGCCGGGCAAACTTGCGGTTTTATCTTTTAGTGATGATGTGCAATTTTGCCCCTCAGGCATCCCGATATTCTTTGGTGGCGGCACGGATATGGCGAAAGCTCTTAAGTTTGCACGCGTGGCTGATATCGAAGGCGTGCAATTTATTATTATCACAGATGGGTGGCCTGACAGCCAGGAAGAGACATTACAAGTTGCACGCACTTATAAAAGTCGCATCAGCACTATCTTCGTCGGTCCCGAGACTGACCTGCAGGCAATTGAGTTCTTAAAAAAACTTAGTGCTCTCTCCGGTGGCCAGCACATCACTGCAGATCGGGCGAAGGAATTACACGCAGCCACAGCAAAGCTCTTAAGCGCATAACCTATGTCGTTTCTCAAAACGCTTCTCAACGCTGGCATCAACACAAATGATGCGCAAGTATTAGAGCAAAACTACTCTGGGCAGCCAGATTTCGTTGATGGCCTCGAGCTGGTCGCCCGCTGTGTGGGACTTAATGAGCCACCAGGTTTATTAGCGCCAGGTGGTGACCCTTGGAGATATATTTATTCCCACATGCGTGCGGGGAATAACCCAAGCACGGATTTTATAGATTCTATCCAAGGATATACGCCGGAGATCCAGCTGGCGATCACCGGTGCAGTAACGCTACGTGCCGCGCAGATCGCCCAGTGGCAGCAGCAGCACGCGGTATCGGGCAAGAAACATAAGACGAATGATTACTTTCAGGCACTCACGAATCTTGGGTATGTATTTAAATACAATCTCTGTACGCATAATATTGAGTTGGGAGCAAACAAGCCAATTACGGATGCAAACTTGTCGACGATCCATGGACAATTAAGAGACTTGGGTTTCGAGAATTACAAGGCCATGGATGATGCGGTGTTGGATCTCTCGTGGCGAAGCCGCTATCACCCTCTGAGGGATTATTTGATGTCTCTCACATATGCTGGTCAGGATAAGATCGCCGAACTTGCTGGGTATTTCCAAGATAAATACAGCATATTCCCGGTTTTATTAAAACGTTGGTTGATCGGCTCGGTAGCAAGGGTCATGGCTAGCGAGCAAAACCGGATGCTGGTTTTAGACGGCCCGCAGGGTTTAGGTAAGGACCACTTTGCACGCTGGCTGGCAAGTCCAATGCCCGAGTATTTTCACGAGGGGCCAATACAGCCGGATGATAAAGATCACAGATTAAGGCTTTTGTCTACATGGATTTGGGACGTATACGAGCTTGGGTCAACGACCAGGCGCGCTGACCGGGAGGCGCTAAAAGGCTTTCTCACGCTCCAACAAGTATCCGAGCGCAAGCCTTATGGTCACTTCCCAATTCAAGGGCAGACGATCACCAGCTTTCTGGGGACGATCAACGATGAAGGCGGCTTTTTGTCAGACCCGACAGGACACAGAAGATTCATGATTGCAAAATTAGAGTCTATAGATTGGTCTTACACGAAATTAGATTGTGACCAAGTCTGGGCGCAAGCGTATGATCTATACATCAGCGGTGAGCCGTGGCAGTTACAGCCAGGTGAGATAGACAAGATCAACCAAGTGAATGACTCTTATCAAGTTGTGGATTTAGTTCAAGAAACCCTTGTGCACTTGTTTGACTTCGACCCAGGCAACACAAACTTGTGGCTCAGTACTGTGGAGATTATGAATATTCTCAAAGACCCAAACTTGGGTAACTTAAAACCTGGTGAGATAGATACGCGCAGGTTGGCCAGCGCGATGATGAAGCTGGGACTGGGGAAGGCGGAGGTTAAGCGAATTGGGAGAACTACTCCACGAGGTTATTACGGCATCAAGCGAAAAGGGCCGTAAAAAATGTTCCATGTTCCAGATGTTCCAGATGATTCAGGGAAGGAATCCTGAAATATTTAGGCTATCCTAATTAATCCAGGATTACTGTGAGGCAAATGATGGAACATCTGGAACATCTGGAACAAATTGGAAAAACTAGCGAAAGGAACCCTAAAAATGTTGCATGTTGCAGATGTTGCAGATGAACTGATTAAACATTTTTGAAAATTAAAACCCAGGATTACTCTATACAGAATGATGCAACATCTGCAACATCTGCAACATTTGTGATATCTGATACACGGAGAAAAAAGCATGCTTACTTACGCACAAGAATTTCTAAAACAACACATCGCAGTGATCCCCGTAAAATTTAGAGACAAGCGACCCGACATATCAAGTTGGGAGCCTTACAAGACGATTCTACCAACAAGCAGCCAAATTAGCAACTGGTTTAGTAACAAGTCATCCAATTATGGTGTGATTATGGGCTGGCAGGACCTGCTTGTATTAGACTTCGACGACTTACAAGAGTATCAGAGATGGCAAGTATGGTGTAGTAAGACTGCCGGTCTTGCCCAGCTTGTGTCCGAGCTCGCTTTCAAAGTCACCACAAGCCGGGGCGTACACGTGTATATAAGGCTTTCCAACCAAAAAAACCAGAAGCTTGGCAAGATCGACATCAAAGCGAACGGCTACGTGCTGGGTCCAGGCAGTATTCACCCCACCGGCGCAATATACCGAGCGCTGGGTGATAAGTTGTTCTTCCCAAGAGTTAATAATCTTATTGACATCTTGCCCGTGGAGCTGCTTGTTTCTCATACCGAGCGAGTTGGTTTGGTTAGGGATCCAACACGGGCACAGCCTCAGACCAGTTTGGATCCATGGCTAAGGGCGATGCAAGGGAGTAAGGCGGATAGTGGCCTGGTTGAAAAGATTCGTGATAAATTAAAAATTCTCGATTTCTTCCCGCAAAGCTCTCCCACAAGTGCGGACCACCGCTGGTGGGTGACCAGGTGCCCGTTTCATGACGACAAATCGCCCAGCTTTTGGATAGATTCTAGGGATTCTCTCTGTGGTTGCTTTGCCGGCTGCACGGATAAGCCGATGGACGTGATAAATTTATATTCTCGTCTGTACGGTATTTCTAATCTTGATGCAATTAGATTACTCTCTGGAGGTATATCATGATCGTGATTGTGTTTATCATCTGCGTTGTTTACTTAGTTCTCTTTGGCGAGTCCCTGGGCTGGTGAAATATGATACCTAAAAACGAAATCATCACCTGTCCGTGTGGGCATCAAGTCGGTGAGCTGGTGAATGTCGGCGAGCTGCCGCTGTTGTGTGTGAACGGTATCCTGGTCCGCTCGTTGCATGGGGTATGTGAGATTTGCCACTGTGAGTTTCACTGGTCAGTAAGTGACCGGTTATTGCGTAGGTTGGTGCAAAAAGCAAGTATAATTAGCCCAGAGGGCATTCCAGAGTTTACCGCCTGGCCTGACTCGTGAGAGTTAGCGCTAGGCGTTTTGGTTTAATATGACTGAGAGCAAACTCACTCCACGACAGCGGCGTTTTGTAGAGGCGTATCTGGAAATATGGAACGCTTCTGAAGCTGCGCGTATGGCGGGATACAAAGCTCGGGCAGATATGGCTGGCCCACGCCTGATGCGAAATGATGGTATTCGGGCTATGATCAAGGCCCGCATGGCCGAAACCAGCATGCAAGCCGACGAAGCATTGAAGCGGCTGACCGCACAAGCCCAGTTGAACGCGGCGACATTTTTTAATTTTGAGATCGTTGACGACAAGCTGGTCATGGAGGGGATCAACTGGGAGGTAGTTAAGACCTATGGCCATCTGGTTAAGAAGATCTCCTATAGCCGGCAAGGCAAGGTGATGCTCGAATTCCACGATGCCCAGAAAGCGCTCGAGCTGATTGGCCGCGCATACGGTCTATTCAACGACAAAGCCAGCGACATTAACATACAAGTTAATATTGACGACTGGCGCGGGAAGCGACAAGAGCGGCTGGAGCAAGTCGAAAACCTAGACACAGAAGCCACTACTGATGAAGCTGATAACGGAGAAAGCCCAGTTTGCGGTTGAGTTCATCGACCTGCAGAAGGCAGCCCAGGTGGACGGTGCGGTCTGGGAGGCTTTCCAGATTGATTATTTAAACAACGCTACGCGCTTTGGGATTGACGTTAAATCACGGCAGATCGCCTGGTCGTTTACAAGTGCATTGGACGCAGTGGTAGACGCCACTTTATATCCCAATACGCCGCATGTGTTTGTCAGCATCAATCTCGAAGAAGCCAAGGAGAAGATCAGGTATGCAAAGCTGATCCACGAGGCGATTGATCAGCCGGTGCGGCTTAAGCTTGTGCGCGAGAGCAACACGGAGATTGAGTTATCTAATAAAAGCCGTCTTTTGTCCCATCCTTGTAGGCCGGTTCGTGGTGTAGCGCGTGCGAGAGTTTATCTTGACGAAATCGCCCATTACCCAGAAGGGCTTGACCGAGAAGTTTATACAGCCGCCTTGCCGGCGACGGTAAAAGGCGATGGCTATATCCGGCTGGGCAGCTCGCCACTCGGCGCCAAGGGCTTATTTTGGGAGATTGCCACGGAGGGTTTGAGACCCTGGCCGGGATATAAGCGGTCCATCTTGCCTTGGTGGCAAATACGTGCTCTTTGCAAAAACGTGCCGGCAGGTCGCAAGATCGCCCCTACCCTCACTACTGAGCAGCGAGTCTACCGGTATGGCACGCAGGCGTTGATTGAAATCTTCGAGAATATGTTTCTTGAGGATTTCCAGCAAGAGTACGAGTGCTCGTGGGTGGACGAGTCTACCTCCTGGATCACGTGGGAAGTCATCCAGCGCAATGAGCGAAGTGATTATCTGTGGTGGCACGCAAAAAGCGTCGATGAAGCGCTGAGCATGATCCCGCTGATCCAACAAGCGATTGTTGAGCAAAAGATCGAACAAGTTTTATCTGGCGGGATCGATGTTGGCCGCAAGAAGGACTTATCGGAGTTTATAGGCGTTGGCCGGTCAACGATCAACCAGATGCCGTTGAGATTGAGTATCAGCCTGGACCGGGTGCCATATGACGACCAGGAGAATTGTTTTTACGAGGTGATCAGCAGGTTGCCATTTGCAAGTGTGCTTGTGGACCAAAACGGCATCGGTGCGCAATTGGCAGAAAATCTAACTAGAAAGACCGGTAAGGCTCAAGGTGTGGACTTTACCAATCCAAGCAAAGAACTGTGGGCAGTAGAGGCACGGTTACAAGCAGAAAGAGGGGCAACGCCACTGCCGGCTGACCGGGATATTGCTTATCAGATCCACAGCATCAAGAAGAAAGTCACGGCAGCGAAGAATAACACATTCGATGCTGAGCGAAACGAAAAACACCACGCGGATAAATTCTGGGCCTGGGCGCTGGCAATCTGGGCGGCGCAGACCCAGACAGATGTGGCTTATGGTCCAAGTCTATGGGAGTAAGAGATGACAGAAAACATGATCTATAACAGCTTGACTGAAATCCTGATGCAGGAAGACACCAGCAGGATTGAAAAGTTTAAAAAAGCCTGGCGGGTGTACTTTGGCGACCACGACAAGCCACTGAAGGTCAAACAGGGCAAGCCGGATGACAACGTGCGGCTGAATTATGCCAGGGTGATCGTGGACAAGGGGGTGACCTTCTTGTTTGGCAAAGAGGTCAACTTCGATGTGTCCGGAGACCAAGAGCAAACCGCGCCGGACACCTGGCTGAAGGGCTTCTGGAAACAGAATCGCAAGATGTCACTCTTGCAAAAACTGGCTTTAAATGGCGGCGTGTGCGGGCAGGCATTTTTAAAAATAAAAGTGCAAGCAGGCTTGCCCTACCCGCGTCTGATCGTGTTGGATCCAGAGACCGTAAGTGTCAGAACAGCCGCAGACGATATTGATCAGGTGGTAAGATATCTAATTCAATACCCGAGCAAGGACGCACGTACTGGTAAACCGATCGGAGTAAGACAAATCATCGAGCAGGACGGCGCGCACTGGCTGATCACCGACCAGGTGGGTGACCTGCAGACGCTGCACTGGGTGACAGTTGGAGAGGAGACCTGGCCGTGGGTCTGGCCGCCGATCATGAGCTGCCAGAACCTGCCCGCGCCAAATGAGTACTGGGGCGTGAGCGACCTTGAAGGAGATATTATCGAGGCCGGCAATGCAGTGAACTTTGTCGTAAGTAACTTACTGCGTATCATCCGCTTCCACGCGCACCCAAAGACCTGGGGGTCTGGCTTCTCGGATAAAGAGCTGCGCATGGCTGTGGATGAGACGATCATCCTGCCCAACGCAGAGGCAAAGCTTCAGAATCTTGAAATGACGAGCGACCTGGAAAGCTCGATAGAATTCTACAAGCGGCTGAAAGAAGCGTTGCACGAGCTGTCGAGGATCCCAGAAGTGGCCACGGGTAAGGTCGAGAATGCCGGCGCTCTGTCGGGTGTGGCATTAGAAATCCTCTACCAGCCGCTTATCGAGAAGACCGAGACCAAACGCCTGCAGTATGGCGAGCTGATCAGCGAGGTCAACCGGTGCGGGCTGGCGATGGGTGGGTTCGGGGAGACCCAAGATACCGAGCTACAGTGGCCGGAGATCCTGCCGAAAGACCCGCTCGTAGAACGCCAGGCAGCATTGATCGACAAGCAGCTAGGGGTGAGCAATGATACACTGCAGACCAAGCTGGGTTACGACCCAGATCTCGAGCGCAAGAAAAAAGCTACTCAAGTGGAGGAACTTGGCGAGCAGCTGCTTGGTGCGTTCGACCGGGGCGATGAGACTGCAAACGCGTAATCATGTCTGACATCTACGACCAGATTAACCAGTTCCGCGCCGAGCTGCTACGCAGAGAGAGACAAGCTGCAGCGGCGATGGTGCGCGAGTATGGGAAGATCTGGCAGGTGCTCGATACGAGAATCAAAAGCCTGGCTGCTCAGTATTACGAGAGCGAGCAGCCCCAACTTGGCTGGCTGTACGAGCAAGAGCGGCTGGAGTCGCTGCGAAGCCAAGTCGAGGCTGAGATGGCTAAATTCTCACAATACGCAAGCGGGGCAATCTCAGACCAAAAACAACAAGCCATCAACCTGGCAGCCAAACATACCGGGCGGATGATCGGGACATATGCGGGCTTTAACAGACTGTCGACCGAAGCGTTGGCAAATCTTGTGGGTAGCCTGCAACCGGGAAACGTATTAGCCGATTACCTAGCCGGCTTAGGCTCTGGCATGGGGCAGATGGTTGCTGACAAGCTTATCGAGGGCCTGGCAACAGGTCTGGGGGCTATGCAGATTGCCAGGGAGATCCGGGCGGCGTTTGGGGCGAACCTGACAAGTGCACTAAGAACAGCACGTACCGAGCCCCTGCGTGCTTATCGGGAAGCTAGCCGGCAAGTGTATCAAGCTAATAGTGATATCGTGGGTGGTTGGATCTGGCGTTCAGCACGTAACGAACGCACGTGTGGGGCCTGTTTTGCAATGGATGGATCTGAGCATACGCTTGATGAGCAGCTAGACGACCACGTCTGTGGCAGGTGTTTCATGGTGCCGATGCTGCCGGGGATGAAGCGGAAAGAGACAGGTATAGAGGCGTTTGGCAAGCTATCTACAGACCAGCAGGCGAAAATCTTAGGTCGATCAAAGTATGCGGCTTTCCAGCAGGGAGTGATCACGTTGCCCGACCTTGTTGGTCGCAAGTATGACCCGCGCTGGGGGTGGATGAGGTATGAGAAGAGCTTGCGGGAGATGGGCATTGATTGGAAGGCATTAAAACAGGATTTGTAGTAAAATAATATCACAACCAAATAGGGTATCGCTGGAGCTTACCGCCCGGCACAAATCTCGAAAGAGAGGCGTGCTGGGCGATTTTGTTTAAGGAGGACGTGATGGATCAACCGATTGATTTAGTTTTTTTGGCAATGATCATCTTTGCGATGGTCGAATTTGTGAAATCGCTGGGCGTAGAGGGAAACAAGCTGCGAGTGATCAGCATGGTGATCGGTGGAATCTTGTACGGGCTATTTCAAGCCCGTGAGCTACTGCCCGCAGCTCAACCCTACATCGACCTGTTTTTGTTCGTGGTAGCGGGCGGCCTGTCTGCCAGCGGGTTCTTCAGCTTTATCAAGGTCAGTAAGGTGGAAACTCTAAAAGCGGCATCCACCCTGGCTGTTGCAGAGGTGAAGGCGGCGAAGGTATTGGTTGCGGAGACTCCAGTCCCAATCGTAGAACTTGGGATTGGCGAGGAAAGTGTGGCCACTGCCAAAATCCCGGATACTAAGGCTGAGACGGACATGGACGTTTTTACAGCCGAACTGGGAGAGACCTCACCTGATACCGAGGCCTGGGTCAAAGGTAATATTGCGGCACACGCCGCCTTCCCTGGCGACGAAGGTATGGGGTGATCTATGGCACTTCAAAAGATTCCCGATGGGTCACATTGGAGTCAAACTCCTAATATCAAAGAGACGCGCCCGCACGTCCAGGGCGTGATCTGGAAGGTTAGCGAGTCTAACGATTGGGGGCCAGATTCTACCTATGCCCCAACTGCCGCCCAATGTGTGGAAGAAGGCATGCCCTATTCCGGCTATCACTTCGCCCGCTTTGATGCCGACCCGATAGAGCAGGCAGACTGGTTTATTCAATGCATGGGGGCGTACCAGCCGCATGTCGTCTGGTGGGACGCTGAGACCGTCATAGCACAGGCGTTGGGACTGATCAAAGAGGGCGAACATGCGCCACAAATGAGCGCACAAAAATGGACAAACGCCACAAAGCAAATACAGACGATCTTATTCACTGATGCCAAGCTGAGCCCGCAGGAAGAACACAAGCTGGCGGCAGTCAGCTATCTGCTATCTGGTCAAGTCCTAACCGACACCCTCAAGTGGTTGCGCTACATGCGCGATAAAGGCTATGAGGCGGGGGTATATACCAGTGTCGGTTTTGCGCAAGCCTACCTTCAGGGCGATGCTTCGCTGGCAGAATTCAGCCTGTGGATTGCCCACCCCTACCGAGCAGAGCCAACCATCCCGGAGCCGTGGGCGCAGTTTGGGGGATGGAAAGTCAATCCATGGGTGAAGATATGGCAATACTCGTGGGTCGAGGTTGTTCCCGGCTTCCCGGAGCTTGCCGTCGACATGAATTATCTTTCACCACTAGCCGCGCCCGCGCATGAATATTTTGGCAACGGTGCGCCATATACCGACCCGAGCGACCCGCGACTGCCCGATCACCTGAAAGTTGTAACGAGTTGGCTAAACGTGCGTACCGGGCACGGCACGAACTATACCAAAGCTGGCGAGATCCGTAATCCCGAATTATGCCTGAAGCCGTTCGAGAAGTGGACGGCGGACAATGGCGAGGTGTGGTATCGGATTGGTACGGGCTTATGGGTGGCTGCGTACTGGAACGGGCAGACATTGTGTAAAGAAGTTTGGGTAGAAGGAGCATAACATGAGCATCAGTCTAGTTTTTGCAATTGCCGCATTTATCCTGTTTGCAATCGAAGCCGTGCGGAGCAAGTCACTTGTGGCCGCGGGTTTAGCGTGTTTGACCGTGGCTTTGTTCCTGGTGTGAGGTCTGCATGAACATCGACGCCAATCTACTCGTGACGGTCTTGGTGGCATTATTTAGCGGTGGGGCAATTTCAGGCTTTCTGTCCTATCTTGGACAACGCAGCAAAAACAAAATCGATTTGATAGGACAGGTAAACGAAATGGCGCTAAAACTACTTGCACCGTACCAAATGCGTGTTGATGAATTGGAAGAGGAGATCAAAAAGCTGAAGGCAGTGATCTTGCGCTTCCAACCAATCTTGAACGGGGCGAATCAGTTGTATTTACAGGTGAAGGGGATGAGCGGGGAGCCAATCTATATTCCCCCTACTCAGGATGAGTTCGAGGCGGGTCCGAAGTCACGCCGGAATAGAAGGATGGAAGAGGATGAGTAAGCACCGAAAGCGCGGCGGCGGCAGATTTGGCGGTGAGATGTGGCAGGATAAAGCACTACCGAGCGGATGGGTGCAGCATCTGGTGCTGCTTGAACTACCAAATAGTTTTATATCCAAGCGTGAAAATCGCGCACCAAAACACGTGACGACTACGGAAAAGTCGGGAGGAAGACATGAAGCTCAAGTTTCAACCTTACTTTGAGGCAGACAAGGGAGCAAGCGGAAATGCGGAAACACAACCTGGCAACGCAGCCAGCGCGGGCACTGAGGAAGCCAAGACATACACGCAGGCAGAGCTAGACAAGCTGTTTGCTGATCGTGCCAAGCAGGCCAGCAGCAGCGAACAGAAACGCATCCTTACCGAGCTGGGAGCGAAAGACCTGGAAGAGGCCAAGGCATTGCTAAAAAAGCAGAAAGAAGCCGAAGAGGCGCAGCTCAGTGAGATGGACAAGCTAAAAGCCAAGGTGACCGAACAAGACACCTACCGAGCGCAACTTGAAAAGACGCAACGGGAGATCAACACTCAATACGAGATCAAGCTCCAGGCGTTGACGCTCGGTATTAGTGATCCGGAGGATGCCTACAAGCTGCTGGACCTGTCCAAGCTGGAATTCGATGAGAAAACCGGCAAGCCGACCAACGTCGAGGCAGTGCTGCGTGAGCTGGTGGGTAGTAAGCCCTACCTGTTGGGGAAATCCGGTGGATCGAGTTCGACCAATCCGGCAGGCGGCAGGACCAGCAAACTAACGATGGATGACATCAAAAAGATGAGTCCAGAGGAAGTCAACAGCCGCTGGGAGGAAGTCTCAGTGGTAATGGCACAAAAATAAGCATCGGGCGCAATCACGTACCGGATGCACAACTTAACAAGGAGAGACAACGATGAGTTTAGACAACTTTATTCCGACCGTATGGAGCGCCCGGCTGCTGGAAAACCTGCATAAGGCGTTGGTATTTGCCCAGGCTGGCATAGTCAACCGTGACTACGAGGGTGAAATCAAGGATGTGGGCGATACCGTCAAGATCAATGCAATCGGTCCGGTGACCGTGGGCAACTATACCAAGAACACCAACATCGGCGACCCGGAAACGCTGACCGATGCACAATCCAGCCTGTTGATCGATCAGTCCAAGTACTTCAACTTCCAGGTGGATGACATCGACAAGGCACAGCAAAAGCCGAAAGTGATGGACGGGGCGATGCGTGAGGCATCCTACGCGCTGGCCGACACCCTGGACGGCTACGTAGCCGGGCTGCATACCGATGCGGCCACTGCCAACCTTCTAGGCACGACTGCTGTGCCCAAGACCATCGCTGCTGCTGCCGATGTGTACGACTACCTGGTTGATCTGGGCGTGCTGCTCGATCAGAGCAACATACCGAGCGGCGGGCGTTGGTGCATCGTGCCGCCCTGGCTGCATGGCTATCTCTTGAAGGATGACCGCTTTGTGAAGAGCGGCACTCCAAGCGGCGACCAGGTGCTGCGTAATGGCGAGGTTGGCGAGGCAGCGGGATTTCGCATTTTGAAATCCAACAACGTCAAGTACACGGGCGCCGACTACAAGGTAATGGCCGGGTCGAGCCTGGCGATCACCGTGGCCGAGCAGATCAACAAGGTGGAAGCCTACCGCCCGGAGAAGCGATTCGCCGATGCGGTCAAGGGCCTGCACCTGTATGGCGCCAAAGTGGTCCGCCCGAGCGGGCTGGCCGTTCTGACCATTACGAAGCCGTAAGGCAAGAATCAGGGATCAAAAATCGGGGCAGGTCTTCAGCCTGCCCCTACAAAAAAAAGAAAGAGAGTAACTTATGGCACGCGATGTAGTAGCAATCACCCCTTTGGTTTTGAACGACTCTGTAGCCGTTCCAGCGGGTACCACGATCTCCCCGACAAACGGGGCAGTGATCACCCCAGCAGGAAAGGGCAACCTGGTCATTCACATCAACAACACGACCGTGTCCGCAAAAATTGTGACAATCTCGGCGGGTGACAATCCACCGGCTTTCCGGGGAGGTCTGGGCGATCTGGCAGAATCAATAGCTGCCAGCACAGAGGTACTATTTGTGCTCGAAACGGCCCGCTTCATGCAGAACGACGGGACGATTCTGGTGGACTTTGCAGCCAGTATGACCGGGAGCATCAAGGTCTACCGCACGCCAGGCGGATTTTAACAACTCAATTCCCAACCCCCTCCCAAACGGGAGGGGGGAGGACTGATAGGGAAAGAAGCTCAGTATGAGTGTGCGCAGCGCAATGGACGAATTGATCACCCGGGTGCGCTTGATGATTGGCGATACGGCAAGCGTGGGCCAGGTATTTACAGACCAGGAGATACAAGATGTCCTGGATCAAAACCGCACGGATGTTCAGTATTTGCAACTAACAGCCATCGATAAGGTCGCCCCAGGCGGGGCTATCACCCATCTTGAATACCACGCGCCCTATGTTGGATGGGAGAGCGATGCTGAGCTGGTAAATGGCAGCTATGCGGTCTTGACACCGTCTGCAAGCGACCCAATGCGCGGGCACTGGGAGTTTAGCAGCGACCAGGCAGAGCCGGTGTACACGAGCGGCGCCTTCTATGAAATCTATGCCGCAGCTGCTGACCTGCTGGAAATGTGGGCGGCAAAAGTGGCACTGGAATTCGATTTCGGGGCCAACGAGGGCGGGCAGAGCTTCAAACGCAGCCAGAAGCAACAGCACTTGCGAGCGATGGCATCATCATACCGAGCGAAAAGCCCGGCGCGAACAGCAGAGATGACCCGGAGCGACTGCAATGCTTAGTGCGGCAGATATCAGCGCCATGCAAGAGGCCGTCGCTGAGAACATGCCCGACACGTGTGAAATCTATCACGAGACGAGCGTAGACGATGGCATGGGCGGGCAGACGGTGACCGAAACCCTGCAGGACACTGTAAACTGCTACCGAGCATCTCTAAGATCAACCCAGCGCGCCGAATATGCAGACCGGATCGGCGAGCGACAGTCAAGCCGGGTCATCGTGCCGGCAGGAACAATCGTGCTCTCTGGCGACCGGCTCAGTATCAGCGGGCAGTCCTGGCGGGTTTTGGGACTTGCACAGATCAGTTATGACATTGCGGTCGAGGCAATTGCGGTGTTGGAGGTTTAGGTGATCAAGATCGTCGCCCGAGTAGTCTATAACCGGCTGCCACAAATCAGGGCAAGCATGAGACCGAAGATCAGCCGGGTGGTCAGAGAGACTGCTTTCCTGGTCGAGGGAGTTATCAAAGAGAGCATGCAAGGGCCGAAGTCAGGGCGCAAGTACGGAGGGCACCAGGCCAGCGCGCCGGGAGAAGCACCGGCGATCGATTACGGTACGCTGGTGAATAGCATCCAGGTGGAGATGGTGAATGACTTACAAGCCATCGTCTACACAAATACCGAGTACGCGGTTGGGCTAGAGTTAGGCACTGTACACATACGACCGAGGCCGTTTATGGAGCCGGGAGCGATGAGCCAAAAGGCGGCTTTTATCGCGAAGATCAAGGCAAACTTGATGGAGATGTAAATGGGAGAGTTTTTGGGAAGCGAAAACGCGGCTAATGATCAGATTGCTCAGTATGAGAAACAGCTTACCGAGCAACGAGACAAAATTGCTGCCATGAGCGACTTGCTTGCCGAATACGCGGGCGAAATTGCCGCCTTGAAAATAAAGATCAAACTACTGGAGCTACATGGAAACCATATCGATTAGCGCCTGGCTGTATGAGACCCTGGCTGGGAATGCTGTTGGTGTGGGCGACCGCGTCCATGAAGGCGCAGCGCCTGAGGGCACAACCTACCCGCTGATCGTGTTTGATTTATATAGCGGGTCTGACACCATGGGTGTTGGACCAGCGCGGATACTGGTGGACAGCCGCTGGATGATCAAGGCTGTGGATAGATCGCAGTCATTTACCAATTTAAAAACGATCGTGGATGCGATCGACAACCTGCTGCATGGCGCTACACCCTACGCCAATGGCGTATTAGGTGCGGTACGTGAGCAGCCGGTGCAATTTGTGGAAGAAATAGACGGGGTCCAATACCGATATCTGGGTGGAATCTACCGGATATTGGCAAACTAACATAAGGAGATAATGATATGACCGAACGTGCAACTATCTTTCAGACAGTACAAATCGGCGTCGAAACCACGCCGGGAACAAGCGTGGCAGCAAGCAAAAAGCTGCTCGCCTTGAGCATCGAGCCGGCAGTCAAGCTGGAAACGAGCAAGTTCCGGGCGATGGGGAATAAGTTCTCCAGCCTGGTAGTGCCAGGCAAAGAATGGGTAGCCGCCAAGCTGAACGGGCTGGCTACCTATACCGACATCGTGTACGCGCTGAGCAGCCTGCTCAGCTATGCCTTGCCGGCGCAGCAGGGAGCGACCATAGCCTACAAGTGGACTTTTGCCCCGGACACGGATGGTCCTGACACCAAAAAGACCTTCACGGTAGAGCAGGGGTCGAGTGTCCGTGCTCATAAGTTTGTTTATGGGCTGGTCACCGGGATGGAGATCGAATTCACCCGCAAAGAGATCAAGATCACCGGCGACATGATCGGTCGGGCGCTGCAGGACGGCATCACCATGACCGGCACGCCAACGTCGATTGCACAGATCCCGGTGCTGCCCACGGGCGTGGATGTCTACCTGGCGGATACCTATGCCGGGCTGGCAGGTGCAACTGCGCTGGAGCGTGCCTTGATGGTCAAATGGGGCTTGACCGACAAGTACGGCCCGTTGTTCCCAATTGGCACCGCCAATGGTCTCGGCTTTGCAGCAGATGTGGAGATCGAGCCCAAGTTGGAATGCAAGTTGAAGATGGAAGCCGATACTGCGGGCATGGCGTTACTCACTACCATGCGCGCTGGCAGCACCAAGTTCCTGCGCGTCAAAGCGGTGGGCACTCTGATCGCTACTACCTACTACTACACCTTGACCATCGACACAGCTTTGAAGGTGAGCGATGTGAGCGAGTTCAGCGACGAAGACGGCGTGTATGCCATCGAGTGGACGATGGAAGGCATTCACGACCCGACTTGGGGCCAAGCGACACAGATTGAAGTCACCAACGAGCTGAGTACACTCTAATGGCGATCAAGCTATCTGACCTGAGCAAAGACACACGCACGATCCCGGTGGAATATGAAGGCGCTGAGTTTGACATAACCTACAAGCCCAGCGCCTACACACCGGAGACCGAGAGCGCTATGCAGGCGTGTTTTGAGAATAACCGTCCTGGCAACGGGCTGGCTGAGATGCTCACAGACTTGCTGGTGTGGTGGGACGTGGAGGATGAGAAAGGCAAGAATATCTCACCCACGCTTGAGACACTGCAGAAGACACCGGTGCCAGTGCTGACCACAATCTCGGGTGCCATAACCGATGACTTGCGTGGGGAGCGCGAAACCCGAAAAAACTCAGGCGGTGGCTCGCGACGGAAGGCGAGCTAGGAGAGGCGCCTGAGTACTACACGCTTGTAAGGGCAGCTCGGTATTTAGGGGTTGCTCCGTGGGAGCTGGCAAAGCAGTCGATTGCCTGGATGAACATGGCACTAACTTGTGAGGCCGCAGAAACCGGGGCACGGAACGTGACAGTGACGCACTTCGGCGAGGATGAATAACCGTGGGAATTGAAGCCGCAAAACTATTCGTGAGCGTAGAGGGTGACACTGCCTCGGCTGAAGCGGGCATGTTGGCAGTGGAACAAAAGTTCAACGCGCTTGGGAAGAAACTGACCCAAGTTGGGACGCAACTAAGTCTGGCACTGACTCTGCCCATGGTCGCCGTGGGCAAGAAAATGCTGGATGTGGGCGTGGACTTCGACCGGGCAATGGGCGTGCTGCGAGTGGCCAGCAATGCCAGCTCTACCGAGCTGCAGAAAATGGGTGACTATGCACGTGAACTGGGTGCGGACCTGAGTTTGCCAGGCACATCGGCGAGCGATGCAGCCCAGGCGATGATGGAATTGTCTAAAGCCGGTTTAGATGTCAACAACATCATGGGTGCGTCGCGGGGCGTGTTACAACTTGCGGCTGCCGGGCAAATTAGTAATGCCAGAGCTGCAGAGATCGCCAGTAATGCGTTGAACGCTTTTAGCTTATCCGGTGAAGAAGCAACCCGGATTGCCGACCTGCTAGCGGCGGGGGCAAATGCATCGAGCGCCGAGGTAGAAGACATGGCCGACTCGCTGCAGATGTCAGCAGCAGTATTTTCAGCCGCGGGCGTGCCGATTGAAGACCTAACCACAATGATCGGAGAGATGGCAAATCAAGGGATCAAAGGCAGCGATGCCGGCACAAGCTTGAAGCAAATGCTACTGAGCTTACAAGCGCCAAGTGACAAAGCGGCAAGCTTGATGGAAGAGCTGGGGATCAAAATCTACGATACCCAGGGCAACATGCTGGACATGCGGGACATCATCCAGAACTTCTCCGAGTCGTTGAGCGGGCTGACCGAAGAGCAGCGGAATCAAGCACTGGCAACGATCTTTGGATCTGACGCGGTACGTGCGGCGAACGTCGTCTTGATGAAAGGCGTCGACCTGTTTGATGACATGAAGACATCAGTCACCGAATCGGGCGCAGCGTCCGAGCTGGCGGGCGGCCAGATGGAAGGATTGGCGGGCGCATTAGAGACCCTGAAGTCCGCGGCTGAGACCGCCTTGCTTGCAGGTATGGAACCGCTGAGGGAAGAGACAGAGGATTTCCTGATCTCGATAGCAGACGTGTTGACCCAGTTCTCCGAACTTGATGAAGAGACACGCAAGACGATCGTAAATGTGGGCTTGCTGGCGGCGGGGCTTGGACCGACGTTGTTTGTGATGGGGAAGCTGGCGATTCTCGCTGGCAGCGTGGCAAGTGGATTAGGCGCGCTCGCCAGTGGGGCTATAGCGACATTTGGCGCATGGCAAGCCGGTTTGACTGCTACAACGGCGCTGTCAGTAGGTTTTGGTGCTCTTGCGGTCAGTGTTGGCTCGGTAGCCGCTGCATTGGCAAGCCTGGTGGGTGTTTATTTAGCAGCCAAGAACGCGGCAGACCAAGCTGAAGAAGGTGCTGAGAACGCACGCGCCGGTTGGCAGGGGTTTATACAGGCACAGGTGAGCGGTGGACTGACGGCTGTACAAATTACCGATGCCTACATTCAGAAGGCTGCTCAGCTAAATGGTATTTTGGACGAACAAAACTTCATTATCCAAGCCATTGTGCGGGCACAACAAGGATCGGTCACCAGTACCTCGCAGCTATCTGAAGCGCTGGCTAACACCACGGGCAGTTACGAGGAATACACGAGCCTGATGCTGAAAGCGAACGTGGCGACTGGGGACATGACCGAAGAAAGTGCCAAGTTATATATAGGCTTTCTTGAGACCGGCAGAGCAACGGAAGAAATGATGCACCAAATCGGCCTGCTAACCGATGCTGAGTATGCGAACATCCAGGCATTTAATGAGTGGGTAAAAAATGCACCGGTGCTTTACACCGCGCACACACAGATGGAATACCGAGCGGAGATGCTGGCCGGGGAACTTACCGACGAACAGAAAGCCGCGCTGGCAGCCGCTAAGGGAATAACGACACTGGCCAACGCATTTGGCGATGCCGAGGATGCGTTGATGACTACGAGCGACGTGATCAGCACAATCTCAAGCGGCCTGCAAAGTGTGGGTGTGGATAGCGTGACGGCAGACTGGATGCTGCGAGACCTAAGTGTGACACTTGGAGCCACATCCGCTGAAGAATTGCGCATGCAAGACAGCCTGACTCTGCTCGGCCAGGCGTTTGGCTTTGGAATCATCTCCGGTAATCAATTCAACGGCCTGGTCAACGACATGAACAGCAACATGGGCCAGCTGGACGGCCTGACCCGTGGCGCATTAGAGCGACAAGTCGAATGGGCAGAGACAGCCAAGACAGCTCAGAAGGCGGCTGAGGATTATGCACTTGCGCAACTCAGCCTGGCAGAGAGCCTCAAAGGCGCAACCGGGGCGCAGGCGGCACAGGCGCTCGAAGGTGAGCTTGCAAAGCAACTGCAATCAGGTGCGATCGATCTGCCAACATACATCGCAGCAATCTCTGGCATCCAGGAAACATTTGGGCTTGCGGATGATAAAAGCCGGGCACTGGCAGACGGTATTTTGATACTTACTGCCAATCTTACCAACGGTACTCTGCCTGCAGAAAATATGGGCAAGGCGCTGCAGGCTGTATATACCGACTCGGTAGATGGCGTGGTCAACATGACGGCGATCATGGATCAATTTGGGCGGGCACCGGAGGCAATCGGCACGGCAGCGGATGAGGCAGAGCGCTTTAGCGATTCTATGTTAGTGCGGATGAAAGCTGCCGGCGAGGAAATGCCGGGCATCGCCGCGGATATCAGCCTGGCGTTTACCGGCGCGGACTGGGATGCCACCGGCCTGGCAGTGGGCACCGGCATTGCAGCTGGCATCACAGCCTCCACACCGTTGATCGAAGCTGCAGCTCGTGCAGCTGCACTGGCAGCCCTGGCAGCAGCCAATGAAGCGTTGGGCGTCGAGTCACCGTCAAAAGAATTTATGGAGACCGGTCGCCAGATCATGGCGGGCCTGGCACAGGGCATAACTCAAACCGCTACTGAGCCACAGAGAGCGATGACGGATAGTTTGCCGACAATCACCAACACACCGACGAACTATTACAGCGAAACTTATGCAGTCAACCTGGGCAGCGGAGCGATCGTGATCAACGAAGCGGGCGACGGCCAGGCTGCAGCGGACGATTTTGCCAACAATCTTGAAGATGCACTGCGCGCGGCGCGCTCGCGAGGGATGCGATAGTGACCTATATCATCGAGCGATTCGGGAATCTGCCCATATCAGCACTTGAGGCGCAGCAAGACATCGGCACGCATGAGGCGCAGGTGGCCACGGCGATTCTACCCGGCGGCGGGCAATATGATGCGTATGGTGATGAGATCGCACCATTGGTCAAACGAGACATTCCTGTAACAGCAGTATTTGCCGGAAGCGGTTGGCAAACTCAATACCGAGCGCTGCGTGCGGCAATTGGCAAGCGTGGATGGCTATATCGCAGAGATGAACAGGATGACGCTGTTCATAAGATCATGGCCAGGCTGATGCGTGTGCAGACACGACGCACGAAGAAGGATTTCGATTCCATCCAGGCACAATTGGTGTTTTTGCCACTATCACCACAATGGTATGGGCAAGAGCATCTGACCTGGACTTTTGACTCTGGCTATTATTTCGATGATGGGCTGGTCTTTGACGATTCCGGCATTAGCTTCACGTTGGATACAACCCCAAAATACGTGACAGTCAACAACGGCGGCAACGCCCGCGTAACGAGTGTGAAGGCGACAATCACTGCCGGCAGTGCAGCTATTACCTCGCTGAGCGTGGCGCGGCAGATTGGCGCCACAACCTATGAGAAATGGATCTATAACGGGACAATCGCAATTGGCAAATCTCTCGTGGTTGATTGCGGCGCGCTCTCAGTGGTAAACGATGGCAGCGAGGATTATGCAAACCTATCCTGGTCGACCCTGCACAAGACGGATGATTGGTTGAGATTAGAGCCAGGCGATAACACGATTGAAGTGCAGCGTGTGGGTGGGGGTGTAAATTCTGTGATTGTTTTTGAGTTTCGAGATGGAGAGAGGTAAGCATGACAGCAAATTATCATACCCCGAAAGTAGCGGGATTTGCGGCAAATGCCAGCGAAATCAATACGCCATTAGGCGAACTGGACGCGGCGATTGGCACGCAGGGCGGCGGCGCAGACGCGCTGTCCAATTATCTCTTTGCCCATTGGCAGGACGCCCTGGGGCGCATGACCGGCAACCCGACCTATGACGTGACCTACACGGACGTGATCAAGACGGTCAACGTCACCTGGCCGGACGGATCGGCGGGAGTATACACGGCGACGACGATCGACGGCACGTGGTTAGAGCCGACGGCGTTGAGCCTGACGCATGTCGATAGTGGACTGACATTAACCGGGGGCGGGTTAGTGCGCAATGCAAACGGACAAATCACAACACGTATGACGCTCAGTGTAGCGTAGAGGAGGTTGATTATGAGTGGTTTTTTGGGGCCGGTGGCCAACAAGATTGTTAGTATCCTGGGCATGACAGCCCTGGGGCAGAAGACCAAAGCGACGGCGCTGGGAGTGACATTGGCGAGCGATGAGGATGCGCTGGCGGTAACGGCGGCACAACTGCCGGCAACCCTGGGACAGAAAACCAAAGCGGCCAGCATGTCGATGACATTGGCAAGCGATGAGAACGCGCTGCCAGTGACCGATAATGCAGCCAGCCTGACAGTGGACAGCCCAGGCATCCCGGCGGGGTTGGGACAAACCACGATGGCAGCCAGCATGCCGGTAGCGATCGCAAACAACCAGACGGCGGTGCCTGGTTCGGTAGCCTCTGGGAGCAATGTAACCGAGGGAGCAGTTGCCGACGCGGCAGTGGACACGGACACGACAGGCACACTCTCGGGCAAGCTGCGCGGGCTGGTGAAACTGACGGTCAACTACCTATCGCGATTCCCGGCAAGTTTGGGACAGAAGACAATGGCAGCCAGCCTGGCGGTGGTACTGGCGAGTGACCAAACTTCAACGCCAGTGTCATTGAGCGAAGACACACTCCCGGCAGTCTTGACCCACCAGCGATATACCTATGGTGCGGTGCACGGGATCACCGGTGATATAACTGTTTGGGCAGGGCAAACCGATGATTGGTATGGCATCCGCTCGGCGAATGATGGCGATCCAACCGATGTGCTGAACACGCTGGCAAATGTTGGAAAATATTTCAATGGGGCAGATGCGCTGTTCGACACCACACCGATCTGGATCTACATCCCGATCAACGATGTGATCGGTGCGCTGCCCAATCTATACGGTGGATACCGCACCTTCAGCGCGTTCGTCAAAAACATGTTAACTATCGATCTGGCAGTTACACTTTATGCAGTGCCGGATAAGGCAAGGCTGGCTTTTGGCGTTCCTAAGAAGCCGATCGGAGACAATTTCGACTTCTGGCAGATCGCCACGGCGACGATTGTCAGCGGAACAACGGCGGTCTTTGGGCCAAACGGAACGACCTTGAATGCCGGATATGATATGCCGATCGGATGGCTGGTCATCAAAGCCGTGCCTGCCAGCGATCCAGGCGGCGGTTATTGGGCTTTAGCCGTCAGGCGAGGCAATTAATGCGATTCTGGATCGACATCGAAGACTCCTCAGGCAGCAAACAAGGCGCTGGGCCGATCTACACGGCCCAGGACTGGGAACAGACCCGGCGCCTGAGTGAGGCGGGGGATTTTCGATTCAGATTGCCTGGCAACGACGAGCGGGCCAGCCTGGCAAGCCTGAAGTTCGTAGCCAGGTGTAGAACCATCATACTGAGCGCAGTTGCAGATCTCGGCGCGGGGATTATCGACAGCATCAAACGCTCACCAAAATCAGATCTAATTGATCTTGAGATCTCCGGCGATGACCTATTTAGAGAGTTAGTATATTTACACGTGGGTACGACGGCAATTGGGACGAAAGCTGTGCCGGTAAACACGGGCGCTGAGACGCTGATCGCGCTGGCACCGTCTGGGTGGAGTCTGGACGGCTCAGGCGGCTTTAAAAAGACCTACAAGGCCATTTATCACACATATGATGGGGAAACCGTCCTGGAGGCGTTCTACAGGCTTGCAGAATTAACTGGGGAACAATTCAGGCTAGGATCTGGAAGAGAAATTACCTGGCTGCGCAAAGTGGGCAGTGCAAAGTTGACCCACGGGCTCATCATCGGCGGCCCATTTACGGCAGGCGAGACAGTGACCGGGGGCATCTCTGGTGCAACAGGTATATACCGAGAAAACTATATCGACGGCCCACTGGAATCGCTATATCTTGAAGATGTTAGCGGAAGTTTTGCGCTCGAGCCAGTCACTGGGGGCAGCTCCGGTGCAACGACCACACTCACGGTGGTGGTCAACCCGCATAGTGGAATACGTGCGGTGCAATCGGGAGATCCAGGCAAGATTGCAGACAATCCTAATATTGCCCTGATCACCAGCCTCGAAGAGATCGAAGATGGCTATGATGGTCTGATTGGGCGAGTATATGCAATTGGATCGGGGATCGGGTCTGCAAAGTATGAATTAAATGGGGTGACCATCACACCACCCAGCGGGTACGCGCTTGGCTCGGTAGCTGGGAAGGGCTATTACCTCGAGCATACATCGACCTGGTCATCCTATGGGATCGAGCGGAGAATCATATTTAAAGATATTGACGATGTGGATGAACTATACGAGCAGACCTATGAATATCTCAGACGCGCGAAGACAATCCAAAAAGCATACAGACTCTCAATCACAAAGCTAGATAGCGAGATTTTACCTGGCGAGCTCATGCGGGTGATCTACCAGCGTTGGATCGATGGTTATCAGGCACTAAATATCGATACTGATTTGATTGTGCTGGAGTCACGCACCAAGATCGATTCTCACGGGTTGCGCTCGGTAGATCTGGTTGTAGCAACTGTGGATGCCTGGCCAACAACGGCACAGAGCTTCACACTGAGCGGGATGACGCAGACGCAGAATCTGAGTACGCACGAGCAGGGTGTCGACGCAGGCTCTGTGGGCGGGAATGCGAGCTTTGATAGCCTGTCAGTTTCCGGAAATGCTCAAATCACCGGAGATGTGAGTACGGCAAATATAGCCGTATCCGGCAAGATTGCCCAGGCGAGTCAGGTGATCCGGGCGGTGTTTCAGAAAACGGTCACCGATGCGGTGGCCACGTCGGTCTTCCGGATCGCAACGGCCAATGAGTCCGGTTCACATGATGGTGGCGGATATTCTGTGTTTGTGCATGCCATGATCGGACATAGCGTGAATGAAGCATCAACGAACGTGGCGACGAGGGGTTTCACAGCACAGTTTTGCCGGGCGATGCTCGACGCCGGCACAGGAGTAAACAGCGCGGTTTCAGAGGTAATGGAAACGGCCGTTGCGGCCACGAATGGAATAGTAAGGAGTATTGCGACTGTTACGATGACAGTGCTGGAAACGAGCGAATATCTAAATGATATTCAATTTAATGTTGATATCATCGGGTCGAGCCCTGGGACGGCAAATGTGCTTGTAATGGTCGAGTTGGTCTGGTGGGGTTTCTTGACACCACCGGTGATGACGCAACTGTGAGGTAACTATGTTTAACGGCACGGGGATGGAGCAGGCGTCGGCGCGCACGGGCGTGCTGGCGGGGATGAGGGAGCTGGGATTGGTGTGAGGATGGAGGAAGCAAATGACATTTAGCGCGCCATTTGGTAAACCATTTGCGCCCCTGTTCGGAGGGGGAGCTGTGCCGGACATCTACGGGGCATCGTGGGATGGCCTGGCAACGCCCACACTGACGAGGACGGATGCGGCGGTGGGATTGACTGCCAACGCCGGGGTGGATGCGACACCGGTGGTGAACGACTTCGACAGCATTTATCCTTGGTCGGATATGACCGATGTGACAGACGGCCTAGGAAACAAGTTCGTCCGCATCCCAAAATTCTACATCAAAAAGACGGCGGTAGGTGCGGCTAGAACATGGCAGGTTTCACAGGGCTACTTCGCGGGGGCATATCTCCCCGCCTGTTTTGCGGGCGCAAGTTACGTGGATGTTGGCAAGTACAACGCTTCCAAAGCCGCGGCGGTCCTGCAAAGCGTGTCGGGGGCATTCCCACTGGTTAGCAATACCATCGTTAACTTCAGGACATTTGCGGAGGCTAACGGCGCAAGCTATTACCAGATGGATATTCATGTAGTAGATTTGATCCGCACCCTGTTCTACGTCGAATTTGCCACTCTGCATAGCCAGTCAAAGATGTCCGGGCTGACCGCGGGGGCTTATGCCGTAGGACACACAGCAACCGTGGCAGAGAACGCGGTCAATCGGATTATCGTAGCCAATGCCACAGCAGCTTTGTTCGTGGTGGGACAGACGGTGGGGCTGGGTACGTCGCTCGGCGGCAACCAGATATTTTCAAACCGCGTGATCCAGTCCATTGCCGTGTACGACGCCTCCAATAAAGCTATCACCGTTGACGGCGCGCCGTTCAACGTGTCTGTTGGAAACATCATATATTCTCTAGGCTGGAAATCGGGGGCGACAGATGGGGTGGTGGCTGCATCAGGCAGCCTGACCAGCAACTCAAGCGGGAAATACCCATGCAAGTACCGCGGGATAGAGAACCCGTGGGGAAATATTTACCAGTTCGTGGATGGCGTGAACATCAACGATTTCCAGGCATGGGTGTGCAGGACGCCGGCGGATTACGCCAGTAATGTGTTCGCCGCACCCTACGAGCAGCTGAGCTTTGTGAATTACGGGACAGGAGATGGATACCCAACGGTGATGGGTTTCGACGCAGCCTGCCCATTTGCTGAGTTTCCGACCGCAGTTGGAGGTGGATCGACGACCTATTACGCGGATTACTACTATAGAGCCGCTGCGCAGCGAATTGCCCTGTTGGGCGGCGGCTGGGATGTTGGAGGTTTTGCCGGGTTGTCGTTCTGGTACCTGTTTGTCGCTTCCTCGAATGCGTACATCACCGTCGGCGGCCGGCTAGTAAGAGGAGCATAATCATGCAGACCAAAGTATGCACAAAGTGTAAGCGGGAACTACAAATCAATAAGTTTACGGCCGATCAGCGCAGACCGCAGGGGGTGACTTCACAATGCCGCGACTGCAAGCGTGAGTACAGGCGGGCGAATAAGGATATGCTGTTGGTGGCACAGTACAAACGGCGCGCAAAAGACCAGACCATCACTCCCCAGCGCAGGGCATGGAACGCGCTCTATTATGCGTTGAAAGTGAGAAAGATTGACAAGCCCAATACCTGTGGGGTTTGCGATACACCAGCCGATATTATTCAGGGACACCATAACGATTACTCTAAGCCGCTTGACGTTGTGTGGTGCTGCCAAGATTGCCATATGAAGCTGGAGGCGAGCCAACATGCAAATTAAGGAAGGTGTAATTTGACCAGATGGATTGAGACTGACGTTCTAAGCAACCAGAACATTTCGAGCGCGCTGGCGATTGGGGCATATACGGCAGACGGGGACCGGATGATCCTGGCGCAATTGCTGGCGGACCAGGTGGCGGGGGGCGGGGATTATGTGTTCTATGTGACACTGCAGGTGGGCGGGGCGGGGTCAGAATATGTGCTTTTGCCTAAAACAACTGCAACGGCGGCGGCAGGTGAGACGACAATTGGTGGACAGTCGATCTTCATCACGGTACGGAGCGGGGATGTGGTGAGGGCATACATCGACGGCCTGGCGGGAGATACGACCACACCGGACACTATGGTGCGATTCTTCGAGCTGGACGCGGCGACGGCGGCGGCACTGGCGGCGGTGGCGGCAACATTGGCAGCAAGCTCGGCGATCCTGGATAATGTGACGGCAGGCTCGATCACGAAATACCGGGGAGATTACTGGTCGATTGCGCTGACGGGATTGGGTGACCTGACGGATTACGTGAGCATCGACTTCATGATCAAGCAGGATAAGTCTAACGCGGACACGGAGTCTATCTTGTGGGTACGCAAGAACGCGAGCGGATTAACGGATGGGCTGCTGCGGGTGAACGGGGCGGCGGTGGCGGATCCGTATGCGAGCACGGATGGGAGCCTGACGCCGGACGTGCCGCTGACCGGGGGGACGGGGACGCTGGTGGTGAAGGCAATCGTGACAAAAGACCTGCGGGCAGAGAGCAATCTGTGTTTCGAGATACAGGTGACATTTGCGAGCGGGCCTACAACCAGGCGTGCGGGCATGTTCCACGTGTCGGCGGATGTGGTGAGGGCGATTAGCTAATGCATGCAAAGAAAAATGATGCGATCGGCCCACCGGTGATCAGGATCCGAGTTCGTTTCCGGACTTTTTCACGCCTGGAAAGAAAAACCATTGCATGATTTATTGCACATAGCTCGGTATAACGCGCAATGACACTATAGAGAGAGGCTGACATGAGGCTATTTACACTAGAGCGTTTGGAAGATGAAAGTGGAGTTAGCGGAGTGGGGACTGTTGCAGAAGGAGTCCAGTTTACAAATGGGAGATGTGTACTCTGTTGGAAAACAGACGTAAAGTCCATTGCTATCTATGATAATTTAGAAGACATTAAATTTATACATGGACACAATGGAAAAACAGAGATCCGGTTCATCGCAGATGAACATAAAGAAAAGACTAAAGTTTGTTATCCGCTGGACGGTGACATACCCATCTATCAGGCGTTTGGGCACGGTGGGAGTAACCCGCACGTTGGAGTTGATTTTGCTATCCGCGTTGGTACTTCTACCCATGTAATCCGTGATGGGAAAGCGAAGCAAGTGGTCTGGGAGAGTGGAGTGTATGGTTGTTACGTGATGGTCGAGCACGACGATGGATACCTGAGCTTATACGCTCACCTGAGCAAGCCGTTGGTAAAGACGGGGGACGTAGTAAAGTGCGGGGACATCATAGGATTGTCGGGTGGTGCAGTGGGCGCGCCCGGAAGTGGAAAGACTACCGGACCGCACCTGCACTTCGAGGTACGTCCACCCGGGATGGTAGAGAACAACCATAACAACGTAGACCCAATGGCATACATCGAGTCATACATGATCAAAGATGATCAACAGGACCCTTAGATGCATGCGCGGCAGCCAGGTCATCTTCAACTAATTTCAAATATCTCTGTAAGATCGACACATTTGCATGCCCCATCAGACGGGCAAGAGTTACCAGGTCCATGCCGTTGCGCAGGCATTGGATCGCAAACGTGCGGCGAAAACTGTGCAGTGCAGGGTCTTTAATTCCTGCAATCTGGGAACGTCGCCGGATCATCTGACGGAGACCAGCAGGTGTAAGCGTTTGATTGTCTTTATTGATCCATAATGGGGAATTTAAATCAAACGCCTTCCTCTTACGTAGATACTTCATGATTTCCTTACGCGCTGCCAGACCAACAAAAACGACTCTCGATTTTCCACCCTTGCCACGCGGCAAATGAATTATGCCAGTCGGTAGATCAATATCTCCCATCATGAGCGATACAAACTCGGACTTACGCAAGCCAGTGTCCAGGAGGGTTAATATAATTGCTCTGTCTCTCTGTCCCACAAGCGTCTTCTCACACGTAAGCAGAAGTTTCCTAACATCTTCCATGGGGATACCGGCGCGTGGCTCGGTATTGATCCTGGGCGCAGAGAGGCGAGAGATTGGATTGCGCCAGGTAGGTGGTGGTTCGAACTCCCGTTCCCACCAGTTGAGGAAGGCACGCGTGGATCGAAATGCACCATGGACGCCACCAGGGACACGGCGGGTTGCTAAGTTGGTGAAGTAGGCACGTAGTTGCTCGGTAGTGATTTTTGCAACATCATATACTGAGCAGCTGCTTAGATATTCTGCCAGCAGTCTCAGCTCTATCTGATAAATGTCAGTAGTGTTGGGTGACAAATTACGTGCCTGGCAATCGAGCAAATAGGTAAATATGTCTTTATCGATTAATGTGTTGTGGCTAAAATCGCACATAAAAAGGCACTCCTTGTACCGCCATATACGGTGGTGGAGTGCCCTTTTTGATCTTCTGGGGTGCCTGATGGGGGTCGAACCCACAACCACTTGATCCACAGTCAAGTGCTCTGCCATTGAGCTACAGGCACCACAAACTAACGCTAGAGGCCTCCCGGCGTCCAGCGGCTGAATTATACACGA